TGAACCATATCTTCATTATCTTCATTATCTTCATTATCTTCATTATCTTCATTAGCTTCATTAGCTTCATTATCTTCATTATCTTCATTATCTTCATTAGCTTCATTAGCTTCATTATCTTCATTAGCTTCATTATCTTCATTAGCTTCATTATCTTCATTAGCTTCATTATCTTCATTATCTTCATTATCTTCATTAGCTTCATTATCTTCATCAGCTTCATTAGCTTCTCTATTTTCGTAGTCCCCCCCTGCGGTGTCTCTTAATTGTCCCTTCGTATTTACTAAATTTAGTTCTTTTAATTGATTGAGTAGGAGTTCTTGAAAATCGGTTGTTAGCTTTTTCTTTTGTATTTCTTGATTATTACTTTCATATGTGACCAAATGTTGTTTCAGAATCTCCTTAATTGGTAATAATCTACGAATCGTATTTTCTATACCCTCTTTAATAATTGTTTCTATGGTTCTCATATTCAGTTGATAGTCTGTACCATTAATATTTTCATTATATAAATATGGATTTTTCCATATTTCTCTCGCAATATTAATATAACACTTATGAATAAAGTTTACCGTTTTAGGTATTGTTAAATCAACATTTGCGTTATGGTTCGAACCAATTGAGGTAAGTATTTTTGTATGACTTATAAATACCGCCGTAATTAAATCATCTAGCCAATCACAACATGATACTTCAATGATTCTATTTGTTTCTGTTTCAATTATCTCATTACTCCATGTTGGTACTTTCTCAAGGAATAAACGAAAAAATAATAAAGTAGATTTGCTGTTCTCTTTAGAATAAGTTTTTTTCGCTTCATCATATACAGATTTAACACCATCGAAAATATGTGGAGATAATGTATCTATTAATTGATTCGTATATTCTAACTTAGCATAAGAAAAGATAGATGAGTTAGGATCTTCCATTTTTTTCTAACTATATTTTATTTTTCGTTTTTAAATTAATTTTTTTTATTATTTTTAAAATCAAAAATCAAAAGAAATACGATAGATTATTAAATCAAGGGTTGCTTCATAATAAATATCACATAACTTAGTATTATCCTCTATTAAATGTTGGTCTTTAAAATAATTTGGTAACTTAATATTATCCAAATACTCTCCAATTGTAAATTTTTCAACATTTATTTTAAATCCCATTGACTCAAAGTATTTTTCCATTAAATGAATATCATCAACACTCAATGATGATATATCTACTTTATCATTTTCCCCAAATAAATACTTAATACCAGATGTAAAGATCATTAATAATTCTTGAAAGATATTCAATCCTATTTTAATATCTTTATTATTATTATTATTATTCAATTCTAATTTAATTGTATTGGCTCCTTTAGGTTGTTCAGAGAATAAAAAAATGGTAAATTCATCAGCATCTCCGACTTGATATTCAGTATTTTCGTTTTCCATAAATATTATTTTTATTAATATAAAAGGATAGAAAAAATTTTTTAAATTTAAAAAATAAAATAAAATAAAATTAATAGGAGAATGATTCCAATGGTTGTGTATATGGGTTTTGCCTGAATGGGTCTAATAATTCAGGATCAATACGATTTGCAATTGAATTATCTTCTAATCGGTCTTTCATCTGGGTCAACTGACAATTATAATCTTGTGGGATTTCTTGATACACTTTGTCAACACCATTTAATCTGTGATTCATATAATCAATATCTAATTTATCAATCGTAACATTCATTTGATCCATACCATTCGCAATCTTAACATTATTAATTGTAGGGGCTCTACCCTGTGCAATTATTTCTTTAGTTGGGTTCGTTTCAGCATTCATATAATTATCCTGTTTCATATCAGCCTTGAAATACGCCCCAGCATTACCTGTGTAATCGTGTAACGTCGTATCCTTCGTGGTAACCTCTGGATCTTCATAACCAGATGTCCGTTGTTCAAATCCAAGATTACTTAAGTATCCATTATTCTTAGAATTGATGGTTGTTTGTTTTTTAGTCACTTTGAGGTTATCTTGTAATCCAAGTGTATTACTGACAAATGTATTTTGAACATATCCATTATTTTTGGAATTAATAGTTGTTTGTTTCACAGTTTTCTTTAAATCATCTTGTAATCCCATTGTTTGTTCTGTATACTCTGCTCTGATATTACTATCGTATGTCCTTAACCCAGTAACTTCCCTTTCATTTGGTAATGCTCTGTATCCTTGTTTATGGAAATCAGTCGCAATAAATGGGTTTTCAACTGAAGCATTTCTAACTGTATCACTCCCAAATTGTCTTTTTGATGATTTTTTAAAACTGGGTCTTTCTTCTCCCGCATTTATTACCGCGGGTGAAGCTGGTCCCATTTCTTGTTTATTTAAATGCATACGGTTTGTATCGGGGATGATTTGAGCGGGTCTCTGTGATTTTTCTAAGAAAGCACCATTTGTTGTAAAATACCGATCAGGTGAATTTTTATAAAATTTCTCAGGATTGTGTTGAAAAACTTCACCTTCTTCGCTTCTTTTAGAAATACTTTTACCACTTAATACTTTCCCTTCAAAGTTTAGCTTTGGATTATTAGCCGTCCTTAAATTATCAACTCCTCTTTTTTCGGCAATTGCCCTATATACATCTCCATTAAAACCAGATTTTATATCAATCGGTTGTTCTCTTTCCTGTTGAAAGGGTCTTTCGTGCGTTCTATACATACTTTCATTATATCTATCTTCTTCCCCTCTCCAATCACCACCATGAACATTCCCATTATTTCTTTCAGGACAGAACATCGGTGCGAGTTCTTTTTTATTTTCATAGAAATCATTGCCTCCCTGACTCCTACTTAATTGTCTACTATCATCAAAATTAATATTAGCACCAGAACCGCTAAAGAAGGGGGCAACTGAAATACCTTGATCATTAGTTAAAAATTCATCCTGACAAATATATCCTCCACTCGCGTTACTATATGATAGATTATCATATCCTTCTTTGAGATCTTTCTGGGGGAAAGAAAGATTTCTTTTTGGATTTAAAGGATTTATTAATTTTGAGTTTTGATTTTGTGCTTCCTCATAATTACTTGCTAATCTAGATTGAATCATTTTTTTATTCTTATCAATTTGTTCAGAATGGTAGATGTTATCTCCATTGGGGAAATTTATATCTTTATTAACATTGATCTCTTGGGGAATACTATCTTCATTTGTTTTATTTACCAAATAACCAGCACCAATTAATCCAAGTAATACGACGGCTTCCATTATATTTAATTGTTAATATAAAAAATATTAAAATTATTATTTTATCTTACAAAATTATTCAACTTTAAGATCTCTTCTGGAATATTATTATTATTAAAACAATAGGTCATATTATTATCTTTAAAATGACCAATTAATTTAAAATGGACATTATTTTCATAGAGTAATATTACCGTATTTAGATCCTTGTCATAATCATATAAAAGTGGATAATTATAGAATTCATTTGTATATTCATTGCTATTTAAGATAAAAATATTGATATCTAATATTTCTTTTAATAGATTAACTAATATATTATCTCCCCAGTATTCATTTCCACCTTCAACAATTTTTTCTTTAAATTCGTTAAAAGTTATTGTTTCAGGGTCCCAGTCTTCATCAAAATCGTTTGATTCATTTAAAATTCTATAAATACTTATAATTTCATTAAATTTTTCTTCAGTAATCGATTCAGATAATAAGTTTCTTAGAGAGTTTGAATCATTTTCAAACATGTCTCCCTTATGGACAGCATAACTTAAACAATGGAATAAACAATCTCCTCCACCACCACAATCTAAACACCCAAATAAAGAGTTTCTTGAAGGTTTCACTAAATAATCATTTAACTTCTTGATCCATTTTTTATGTAATTTTTCCCAACCATAACCTTCTAATAAAATTTGCCAGTTATATGACTTGATAAGTTTATCTTCATAAAATAGTTTATTATCATTAAGAGATATTTGGTCAGTTAAATAATGTTCATTCATGATTGATTATAAAACAGAAACCTTTAGATAATAAAGTTTCTTTATTGATTTTTAAAAATTTTTGAATGTTCTAATTCAAATTTTTTTATTTATTATTAAAAAAAAGTAGTTAGCAAGGTTGATAAGTATCAATTTGAGATAAATATGTATCATCTCCGAGTCTTCTAAAAGGTTCGAGTGCATTTGCCTGCGGGTCGATGAATAATGGTTCCCAACGATTTTTTGTTTGTCCTCTTAAAAGACTTGGAGGATTATTTAAAAGTTCACTTTCTTGATGAAACCCACCATCTTGAACATGCTTTAATACAACTTTCTTATTTTCATCAGGTTGATAATGCATTTTAGGGTCTTTAGAGTTAATCCTTGTAATGTTCATTAATTCAGAATCAACATCAACCAGTGAAACACCTTCGATAGTTGATACTCCCCCACGCTGGGATACCATCGTTGGAGCCCACGGATAAGCAGGTTGATTATCTTTTTGAGCCATACTTAAACGATACATCCCAGGCCCCATCATTTGTTTATTATTAATTGAATCCATATGTTCTTGAAACTTTACAAATTCATCTGCCATTTAATTTATACTATAAATAAATAAATTAAAAAATAAATTAAAAATAAATAAATTAAAAATAAATAAATTAAAAAATAAATAAATTATTGACCTTTTGCTTGACATCTTTTCATATAATCAGCATTACGGACAATTTGTCTAGATGGTAAACCACCTCTAACCCAGGAATCCATAGAATCCTCTGGAATAATATGTTGAGTGTCTTGGACTTCTCTATTTAATTGAGGAATCATTGGAGTTATCGAATACGGTAACGTTGATGAACCAGCCAAAACATTACAGGGTCTATCTAATTTTGTAGTGTTCCCAACACGTATGATTGATTCCGTACCAACATCATAATCACCTTTACCGAAAAACCCTTGATTTTGAAGGTTTGGTAATTGATTAATATACTTCTTATTTGTTAATTCGTCAAACCTTACTTTACTATCGTTATCAATTAGACATCCCTTTTCACCCATCCATCCAAGACCACCTTGAAAATTAATCGCGGGCTGAGATAGTTGGACGTCTCTGGCCTTCTCTAAACCACAATCACAACCATAGGTATTGTCTAAATAATACGATCCTGGTCCAATTGATTGTTGATATTCAACGTTGACATAAGATAGATCTGATTTTAATGAAGAACGTTGTTCTAATGAAAAATTCATATCCGTTTGAGCATCTGAACATTTCTGTAGTTGAGTTTCAGGTATTTTACTTAGAAAACCCCCATGGTATCCATTTGAAACAATATTTTCAATTTCCATTTATATTATTGTTATATATATTTTATTTTTTATTCTTTTCTTTACTTTCTTTAATTTTATTTAATTTTCATTTCATTTTATCATTTTAAGCAGTGGGTGTGCTTCCAACACCGATATGCATTCCTAATTGATTCGCAGCACATTGAAGTCCGTTCCCTTCTTTACACGTTGGAGGTGTCGCATATAACCAATTCGCAAATTTTCCTTGTTCTTCGCCCGTGATTGAAGGAACAGAATAATATTGTCTTTGAGAATTATTTTTTCCAAAAATATCATTTGGATCTCTATATAAATCTTCATTAAATTGTTTTTCAATCACTCTTTGAAGTCCCTTATTATTATATGAAACACACGAATCTTGGATTTCTTTATTATTTCCTATTTCTGATAAACTTGGATTCATAAAAGGGTTATCTTTTGTTGGAACCCTACAATCGCTTTTTAATTCATCTATTAATTCTTGAGATTCTTTCCCATTCATTATTTGATTCGTAATGTAGTTTAATCTTGTTTTATCATACTTACGATTAATTATATAGGAAAGGACAGCGACGATCAATGGAATGTAAAATACATTCGTTTTTTTCCTATCTGTGAAGTAGATAATTGCGGCATAATAAATGGATAACCTTAATAATCCATTTAATTTACGGTTTAAATCAAAGTTCTTATGAGGGAAAACCTCCATAAGATATTTTCTTTCATAAAGGATTGATAACTTGTCAAACCAAATAGGGGTCATTATATTAATAATATTATATTAAAAAAAAATTTATAATTATTTATTTACTTCTTTCTTATATTCATCCATATGTTTTTTACGCATTGAAGCATTACAACAATTACATATAGGTTTCATATTATCAATACCCGTATCACCTCCTTCAGCGTGAGATAATATATGCCCCCATACACAATTAAAAGGATTTATAATTGATAAATTACAGCAATCACAGTTAACTTTAAATTTCTCACCATAAGTTTGGGTCCATATTTTATGTCTTAACCCTTGGGATAAGACTTTTCTTTTATGAAAGAATTTCTTTTTTTTATTTTCTTTATTTTCTATATTTTCTTTATTTTCTTTATTTTCTTTATTTTCTTTATTTTCTTTATTTTCTTCATTTTCTTCATTTTCTTTATTTTCTTCATTTTCTTCGGACCCGAAAAGAAATGAAAAGAAAGTAATTAATAAAAATAATGATAATATAATATCCATGGAATCTAATCCTAAATTATCTTTAATTATTTATTTATTTAATTTCTCAACACTAACACCATCTTTCTTATCTTGAAGTTTCTTCTGAAGTCTCTTCTGCGTTTTATTAGAAGCCACTGGATTATTTTGATTTAAATTAATATTCTTTATATTTGGTTGATTTGGTTGATTTGGTTGATTTGGTATTCCCCCACCCATATTCTGCATACTACCCATCAATGAACTGAATAATGGATTATCTTTCATAGTTCCACAAATATCATTTGCTTCACCTAATAAATCTTCTTTCTTAAAATCCTCTGAAGAAACTTTACTTTCAATTTTTGAATTAATACTTTGGAAAATGTTCATTATATTTCCGCCACTGAATAAATCTTCGATACCACCACCACTCATCATTTTCCCTATATCTAATTCATCAGTTATTTCTTGAGCAATCTTCCCAATGTTTGTGTTCCCCAATAATTGTTCCATGCCTTCCATACCAGGAGGTAAGGAAGGTAGGTCTTCAATGACTTCTTCTTTCCATAGATCCTCATTGGATAATAATTCATTCATTTTCTTTAACTTCTTCATATCTTCAAATGTTTCTTTATCTTTTACTTTTTCATGTTCATCAATTGATTTTAAAACATCATTAATTTTATCTCCACATCTTAATTGAATCTCCATTGTACCAAAAGTAATTAAATATTTCCAAATGGTTTGTTTCGTTTTTTTAGAAATCTTTGAATTCCACATCATCTTAAATGAAATATTTGGTATCATGATTGGATCTGATGTAAATAATGAATCATCCTTACATGAAAGTTTTTCATTATGTTTCTTAATTTGTTTCAAAAAATCTTGTAAGTAATTTTCAGGGAGCTTATCTTTTTCTTCTAAAAATAAATCCTCATATGTATCGTGAAGGCGTTCTTCATATTCAGGGAATACTTTTATAATATCATTTATAAAAGATCTAAATAATTCGTGTAATTGGTCCATTATTTTTATATATTTTAAATAGTAATATTTTTTATCTTTCTTTATTTTACGCATTTAGTTTCTAAACTATTGGTCTTTTATTTGGCATCATATCTCCTCTGTCAGCCATTAATCTTTCAAATTCGCTATCTAAACCTTTAGATCTCCCTCCACCATGTCCGTCATCTTGAACATTCAATGGGACTGGTTCGGGTTCATCAATTGAAGCATAATACGAATCATTAAATTGAACATTATCTTCTATTGGGGCGAAACCACACATCCCATTTTCACAAACCCCCATTATTTCTTCTTCCACAACGGGTTGCTGTTGCTGTTGCTGTTGCTGTTGCTGTTGCTGTTGCTGTTGCTGTTGCTGCGGTTCTCCACCAGCCACACCTTGTTGCTGAGAGGATTGTTCTAATTCAGCAAATATTCTTTCTCCTCCCCATATTTCATTTCCAATAATCATGGCAGGGACTGATTTGATAACATTTGGAAATGGTTCGTCATCAATACATACGATATTAAAATTACCTTTAATATCGGGTCTTTGTTGTAAAGTCATTAATAATTTACGACAATAAGGGCATCGTTTACTAATATATAAATCACTCATTTTACTTAATAAATAATTTTTATTTTTAG